TTTCGATCTCTATTTTCTAAAAACAGTAGATCTTGTATCTTTGTTTCAGGTATATCATTGGTCCCATATGGTTGACTAGGAGTGCTTGCATCTGCTCCGGGGTCAACAGGTCCTTCATATTTGTGTACAAATATGTCCGTTCCGCCTACTTGAAAAGACTCGTAAACGTTCTTGTCAATAAAGCGATAATCTGCAGATTTCTCTGGTCTGTATAAACTAAGTCTTGGCATCGTAATAGTATTTATTGAATAAATAGATGTAGCACAGGAAACTAACATGAGTACAGAACTAGATAACAAAAAACAGTCAGTCTTTAACTACGTTCGCACATTGCTTGGCGATGGAATGATCGATGTTGAACTTGATCCCAACCATTATGAAGTTGCACTTGAAAAAGCACTGGGCAAATTTAGACAACGCAGTGAAAATGCTGTCGAAGAATCCTATGCTACACTAGAACTACAAGAAGATACCAACGACTACATTCTTCCAAACGAAGTAATGGAAGTGCGTGAAGTATTTAGACGTTCAATTGGCTCAAGAACAGGTGGCGGTGACGGAGGTACATTATTTGAACCTTTTAATCTTGCATATACAAATACCTATTTGTTAAATTCAAGCCAAATGGGAGGCCTAGGAACATACTATGCTTTTGCTGGTTATCAAGAACTAGTAGGCAGAATGTTTGGTAGTTTTATATCATTCAAGTTTGAACCTGTCAGTAAGAAATTAACAATTTTACAACGTCCTAGAACAGATGAACAGATTTTAATGCAAATCTACAATCAACGTCCTGATTTTGCATTACTAAGTGATCCTTATGCCGGGCAGTGGCTAAAAGATTACACACTTGCAGTTAGCAAATACATGCTTGGAGAAGCACGTTCTAAATTTGCAACTATTTCAACACCACAAGGTGGAACTTCGCTAAACGGCGATGCTCTAAAAGCAGACGCACAAGCCGAAATGGAGAAATTGGAAATGGATTTGGCAAATTACGTAGATGGCAGTAAGCCATTATCATTCGTAATTGGCTAAAAACTGCTTGACTTTCCTATACAATGACTATACAATTTAAGGATACTTTTTCGAAAGGATCTTTTATGATAATTGGTATTTGTGGGTTAATTGGTTCAGGTAAAGGAACCGTTGCAGACTTCTTGGTAGAACAAAGAGGCTTTACAAAAATATCATTTGCTGACAAACTTAAAGACGGTGTTGCTAGTGTATTCGGTTGGGATCGAGAAATGCTAGAAGGCAACACAGAAGATTCACGTGCTTGGCGTGAAAGAGTAGATCCTTACTGGAGTACAGAACTAGGTAAACCTGTAACTCCCCGATTAGTACTACAACTGTTTGGTACAGACTGTATGCGTAATGGCTTCTATGATGGTATATGGGTAAGCCTAGTAAAACAGCAATTACTTGCTCATCCTGAAACAGATTTTGTTATACCCGATGTACGTTTTGAAAATGAAGCAGAAATGATTCGCTCTATTGGTGGCAAACTATGGCGTGTAAAACGAGGTAATGACCCTGAATGGTGGGAAATAGCACAAACAGAAATGCGTCAAAAAGCGGCACAGAAACAATCAAAAGGCATAGTTGTTTCGCACAAAATGGAAGACAAATATCCGGACGTACACATATCAGAATGGGCATGGGCAAACGTAGAATTTGATGCTGTAATTGAAAACGATAGCAGTGTTGAATTTCTTAGAAATCGGGTGTTAAGTCACCTTGTTTCCAAGTAAATCCTTCTTTATGTAATATACGCTGACAGTTAGCACACACTGTTTTCAAGTTGTTGTGTCTACAGTTTGTAAGTTTGCCATCTATATGATATACTGCAAACTGTTCTGTGTGTTTACTTGTAAATCCACACTTGTCACATCTATCTTTTTGACGGTAACCTAATTGATACCACAATGGAGTACTAGGTGTTCTACCTCTAGCACACTGTTCACACTTGCTTCTGTAATAGGTTTTTCTACCCTTCTTATAGTTTACAGCACAAGGTCTACGCTTACATGATTTACACAAAGGCCTACTCATATTTGTATTTACCAGCCCTTTTCGACCCCTTTTTCGCTGTATATAATACCGCATTTTTGGTTATCATGGCTAAATATGTTTAAGAACTAATTTAAAGGAGTAACACAATGGCACTTACATCACCAGGAGTTGAAGTTAGCGTAATTGACGAAAGTTTTTATACGCCAGCCGCGGCCGCAACAGTACCACTTATTGTTGTAGCGACAGCCGCTAATAAGCCGAATGGCGCAGGTACAGGAACAGCACAAGGAACACTAAAATCTAATGCAGGTACACCTTACTTAATTACATCACAAAGAGAATTAACAGAAACGTTTGGTAACCCAACGTTCTACACAGATTCAAGCAATAACCCATTACATGGTAACGAACTAAACGAATATGGATTACAAAGTGCATATTCATTCTTAGGCGTAGCAAATAGAGCATACGTTGTAAGAGCAGATGCAGACTTAGGAGAATTAACAGGTTCTTCAGATGCACCATCAGGCTCACCAGCAGATGGTACATATTGGTTTGACACAAATGATTCATTATTTGGTATTTTTGAATGGAACAGATCAACACAAAAATTCACTAACAAGATTCCTTTAGTTCTTAATTCTGTTACACAACTTGTTGGCGATATTTCATCAGGAGATCCAAAACCTAGCGTAGGTGCAAAGGGTGACTACGCTGTTGTTACTGCTAGAACATCAAACGATGTTTACTACAAAAACGCAGATAATGCTTGGGTTAAAATCGGTTCAACTACTAGTTCAAACGTAGCGGCCGCAAGTGGATCAACATTTACTTCAGATACTTGGGCATCAAGTTGGCCAACTATCCAAGGTACTGTTTCAAATCCAACATTAGGAAACGGCCAAGGAGTTAATATTAACGGCACAAGTGTTACAATTTCAGGCACAACAGTAAGTGATTTTGCAAACGCAATTAACGCGGCAAGCATTACAGGTGTTGCGGCAAAAGTAACAAGCACAGGCATTTTAGAAATCTACAGTGACGGAACTTCAAGTTCAGATGGTACTACAGACGATGGTGCTATTATTATTGAAGACAGTGTAGGTAGCACACTAAAAGCAGATACAGGTATTACAGCAACATACTATCCAGGTGTTGCAGTACAAATTTCTAAACACTCAAATGTTCCAACATGGAAGTCAACTGACACTGTTACAGTAGCAGGAACTTCAAGAAGCGGAATTAAGCCAAGCGGAAGTGTTTGGATGAAAACTACTTCACCAAACCTAGGTGCAAATTTAAAAGTTCAAGTATGGAACGATAACTTAGGCATTTGGTCAACTGTTAGCACACCAATTTATGGTACTACAGAAGAAGCAGTTAATTCAATTGATTCAACTGGTGGTACACTAATTCCTGCAGGTACAGTTTTTGCAAGAGCAAACTACACAGGAAGAAATGGTGCTAATGACAGTACAACTGGTGTAGAAAATCTTGCTAACTTCAAACTATATCGCAGAGTTACAAGTTCACCAACAACAGTAACAGGTACAGAGCAAGGTGCTAATCCAACTGTAGCAACAGGCACAATGTCGATTGCTGAAACAGTTGCAGGTTCAAATGTTTACGCAACTGCAAAAACAGTTACAGTTAGCGGAACAACTGTTGAAGATATTGCAAGTGCAATTTCAGCGGCAGGGTTCACAAACATTACTGCTACTGTATCAAATGGTTACTTAACTATTAGTCATACACTAGGCGGTGAAATTAAAATTACAGATGCTAGTTCAATTTTAGCAAGTGCTGGTTTTACTGGTTGGTCTAGAACAGGTGCAGGTGTAGAAACAGGTACACAAAACTACTACACTGCAAGTGCAGACGAAGACCACAACTTTACAATTTCAAACTGGAAGCCATTAGTTTACGAAGCAAGTGACAATGCACCAACTGCTACACCAGCAGATGGAACATTATGGTACAATACAACACTAGACGAAGTGGACATTATGGTACACGACGGAACTAAGTGGGTAGGTTACCTAAACTATGGACCATATGCAGGTGCAACTGATCCTGCGGGTCCTATTGTATCAGCAACTGCTCCTGCTAAAACAGGTGGACAGTCAGATGGCACAGACTTAGTAGAAGGTGACATTTGGATTTCAACTGCTGATGTAGACGAGTACGGTGTTAAAATTTATCGTTGGGATAATTCAGCAACTGAATGGGTAGCAATTGATGTTACTGACCAAACAACAGAAGAAGGTATTGTATTTGCAGATGCACGTTACGGTGTATCAGGCGCAACAGGCGATACTGCTGGTACAATTAAAGATTTACTAAGCACTAACTATGTAGATCCAGATGCACCAGATCCAGACTTATATCCAAGAGGTATGTTGTTATGGAATACAAGACGTTCAGGATTTAATGTTAAGAAGTTTGTAAAAGGACA